TATTATATCATACTTTTTTAGATTTGTCAAGTCTTTTTTAGTATTGGTGTATAAACCTCTGAGGACAAGGCGCAGATTCTAGTCCTTTTAGCAGAGGACGAGGCGCATATTCTAGGGCATGAGTTTCTCTTTAGTTATCAAAGAGATAGCCTCCCCAGTACTGATAGTTTTTTACTATGAATTAACTGCTTATTTTACTCTTTTTTGTATCTGAGCGGGTACATATAGAGAACGTCCGCGACGCGCCCCCTCCCCCGTGCCTATGCAGACCCGCCTCCTGAGCATATGCCGAGCATATACTGACCAGTCAGTCAGTTATGACTCATCAGTCAGTTAATAGGCCTGACATATGCCTAGAGCTGAGGAGTGACTGGTGAGAATCAGCGAGAGTGAGTGACTAGGTAGCACCTTGTAGACACTACTGAGACACTTTTGAGACACTACTGAGACACTGCTGAGCGCTGAGACCTGGAAGCCTAAACTGTACAAAAAATATACTAATTTGTATAAATCTGTACAAAAAATGTACTAATTTAAAATAAATCGCTTGACAAGCTAGAGCTCATATATAGAGTGGCCCTACAGCACGACCTTACACACAAACACACAGCAACACAGAGGAGCAAGACAGATGAGGAAATTTGAATACAACACAGGTAGGGTTTACGACTTCGAGCAAGTCCTAGAATGCGAGATAGTAGAGGAGAGACCTTTTACACGGCTTCCCTCTAAGTCAAGGGGAGAGCTAGAAGGCAAAACATTAGTTATCAATGTAAAAGACCTCTCCCGTAATATTTACTTTACTGTTGAAGTAATAACGATGTTCGAGCGTAGCGATAGCAATCTAGGTCAAATAGTCCTAGAAAAATATGACTCATGCGATACTCAGTGGTGGTCTCCTGATTGGAATGAGAGTTCCGCTGATAAAGAAAAGAGAATGAAATTAAAAGACGAGTTTCAGCAAAGAGTAGAAAAGAAACTAGGTAGAGAAATCTGGTAACGTATTAATAAACTGAGGAGATAACTAATGACTAATTTTGAATTTCAAGCAATTTGCGGAGAGTACTTTATTAATCCGGCATTAGTAATAGAAATTGATGAAATAATCGAAGCATTAAAAAATAAAACATTGACAGCAGAAACATTAAAAGAAATTATAGAAAATAACTTTTAACTGAGGAGATAATCTAATGAGCGATATATTAAACGAATGTAAATGGCAAACACCGGACAGCTATTTCGGTCACAATCCAGTAGGTGATTATGTAATTTATTCAAGGAATCGCGACAGCTCTATACTAGAGAATACTAATTACGAGCTGATACTTGCGCAGTTACAGGGGGAAGCTGAGAAATATCCAGACATAGAGTCCCCTGTATACGATTTCCGTGCTAGTCACTGGGCGTGCGGTTGGGTAGAGTACATTATAGTAAATAAAGATGCGCCTCAATCGGTGCTAGATTTAGCTGAGGAGATACTGAGCGCATTAGCTGATTATCCTGTAGTGTCAGATGATATATATTCCGAAAATCAATATAACGCTATCTATGAATACTGGGAGGAATGCGGATTAAAGGAGCGCATGGAATGGTGTAAAGATGCAGGGGAGAGTATATTTTCAGCACGCAGAGAGGATTGTATCCCTTCCCCTGTATTTGATGAGCTGTGTCAGCATGAGATGTTCTATTAATAACAGAGGAGATAAACTAATGAGAGATATAGATAACCTAAATGCCTTGATTAATCCTATTGGATATGATGAGCAAGTAACGATTGCGGGTAATGTCTACACTGTAGACCAGAACGTAAGGGGGCAGTGGTTTCTAAGGAGACCTATCAACACGGGCTTTGAGGATATATGCCATGCTCGCGGACAGGTAGAATTTATAGCTAATATTCTAACATATAGAGATTTAACAGAGGAGATAACTAATGTTTAAAGTAACTTATGCCATTGATTCACTTGATAATAATCCTACAATTAAACACTTCGGCTGTTTTAGCGAGGCTGAGGATTGGATAGCTGAGGAGGTAGAATCGAGAGTATCTTTTCAGGTACAGCATTCTCCTTATAGAATAACTGAGGAGGATTTAGATAACTTGTATATAGCAGAGTATCAACTAATGAAAATAGAGGAGATAGCACAATGAATAACAAACTAACTGTAAGAAAAGAACAGGCCTGGGGCAACGTACGCTATGCGCCAGTGTGTGAGACTTCAAAGATACTTGCACAGATAGCGGGAACAAAGACCTTGACTGATGAGACCATACGATTAGCCAAACAGCTAGGCTATACATTCGAGCTAGAACGGGAGGAAATATGAAATATCAAGTATTGATGGAGACTGTGTGCAATGGTTGGGTTAATTGCTGGCGAGATGAAGATGGCAAGCCTAGTGTATTCAACAGCATAGATGAGGCAGAGTATGAGATAGCCGAGTGCCTAGAGCTTTGTGAACAGGCAGGAATGAAAGGCTATAGCAGAGATGACTATAAAATAGAGGAGATAGAACAATGAAATTTACAAAGACTGAGTGGGATATAATTAAACACAGGCTGGGAGTAGCTGACTGTATCTGGGATGCCTTTTACAACTCTGACCCATGCCCTGTCACAAAGACAGAGCAAGAAGTTTACAGGCGTTGCAATCAGCTTTATGACTATACCCCAGAGGATGAGGTAGACATGGATGATGACCTAACAGCCGAAATCATCTGGGACTGCTGTTATGGTAGCACTTTCTTTGGCTACATGGATGAAGTCGAAGACAGGTTAGTGCGGGCACGTTACACAAAGGCTGCCTATTCACTTGAAAAGAAGCTAGGCGTAGACATACCACTAGGTTGAGGAGATAGAATAATGATAGGCAGAGACCCTGTAGATATTGCAGAGCTAGAGCGAGACTATGAGGAGACCTATGGCTCTGAGCTAGAGCGTAACCTTGAGCGTCAAAACTATGAAGCTAATCAAGCAGACCTAGAACATTGTACTTTTAACGAGGAGAACTAATATGACTAAGTAATTTTAGTGTCAATTTATAGCTGAAACCCGCATAAAACCTGACAAAACGACTAAAAAAGTGGCACTTAACTAAGTAATTTTAGTGTCAATTTATAGCTGAAACCCGCATAAAACCTGAATGAGGAGGAATGAGATGAGTAATCACGAGAATGAGACACAAGCCGAGAGAGACTTCGAGGATTTCTATGAATGGCTAAACACTAGCCCATGTAGATACTGGATAGATTTAGATGATTACGATGCAGTTCGAGTTATTTTTTACCCACTGGAGAGCAATAACCATGAATAAGCAGAGACATAACGACATCAATACAGCCTGTTCAATAATCTTAGGCATAGCAGTGGGGCTTTTAGCTTTTCCTAGTGTTGTACTTATGCTAAAGTTATTGGTACTATTACATAACTAATTAACTATATGAGGAGGAATGATGAGCAATCAAAACAAGATAGCTCCTATCAATCTGGTGAAGGCTTCGGCCTGGGTAGCTCACCACGAGTACATGAAGGAGATGAAACGTAAACCTAAACAGAGAAAGACTAAAGAGAAAAAGCACTGCCATGTTTGTGGACAGACTGATAGATGGTATGAGGATAAGGAGGACGGGGAAGATATAATCTGGTGTGATTTCTGTGGCTGTCCAGTAGAATTAGTAGACGAGCATTTTGATTTCTGGGATAAAGCAAAGGAGGAAAAGTAATGGAGCTTTACGATATGGAGGAGTGCGGACGCTATCCTAATTTAATTGAAATTATATTTCATATTAAGGACTGGAAGCCTTCTGAAATCACGGGTGAAATAGACAAAAAAAACGTAGACAAAATAATAAGATATATAAGCAAATTCATATCTACTGCGGAAGATAGCATTATAGAATATGAATGTGCTTCTTCTGAATGGACGGATATGTGGGAGATGTCTTGTAGGTGGTGGACAAAGAATGTCCGTGGCCTTAGAGAATTACACAATTACTGTAAAGAAGAGGGTATATGGAGGAAAAGAATGATGAGTAACCATCATATCGAAGAGTATATAGAAGTAAAATTCGCAGAAGGACTTGAAAAAGGGAAGTCAGACGAAGAGGCTGAAAAGTACGCATGGGATATGCTTGTGAATTATCATGGAGGAAGAGTATGAGAATCGAAATAGGTCTTGAAGAAAAGTCTAAGCCGTTGAAGGTGAAGTCACCCTGTATAGGCTACTGTTCAGCAACCACTCTAGGAGATGAGGTCTGTGTAGGTTGCTATCGTTCCTTTGATGACGTTGTTAATTGGAATAAGTACACAGAGCATCAAAAGGTAGAGGCTTCCATAAGGAGCTACCATAACTACAAGAAATATAAAGAGGAGAACAAAGATGGAATGTCCTAACTGCGGAGCTGAGAAAACCTATGTGAATGACTCACGAGTCTCTCAGAAACACAGACACAGAGTAAACAAGCGTAGAGATTGCTATGATTGTGACACTAAGTTCTATACCTATGAACTCCTTAGAACAGAGGTTGACCAGGCTTTTGCTGCTAAGGAGTATCTAAGTAACTTTATAAAAGGATTAAGAGATTATGTCTAAGATAAAAGAAGCATCGTTCGACTGGGAAGTAGAAGTACATAATACCCGTATGATTTTCAGGGACTTGACTCGTATAGAGCTAGATGAGAAGTTTGAGGGACTGACAGATATGGGTAGCTTTAAAGTACTACGTTATACTACCCCTGTGTGTCGCTCAGTGACTCCTCTTCAGCCTTTGAAGAGAAAGTAATGGTAGGGTATAGGGTAGCTAAAGTGTCTCTTAAATCGTCTTATATCGACCAATACAGAGATACTCTGGAGTTAGCTTTAGCTATCTCATACTGCTATAATTACTATTATAAACTAAAATAAACTATATAGTTCTAAGGGTAACATAATAATGGAGGAAAGTCAATGATTGAAAGACTATACGAGAGACCCTTAGGGGAATACTTAGCTAGACTTCATAGAGCTAGTGAAGATGTAAATAATAAAGTGGCTACGATAGACGAGGCTGTGTCTCTCTATGGTGTAAATAAGCTAGACTTGTGTCAGCTTGTGCTAGAGAAAGCTGAGTGGAATCAATACGTTAGAGGATACGCGGAGGAGCTATGAAATACGGACGAGAGAAACTAGACTGGGAAGTGTATGCAGGAGGGCATAAAGTCTACTGTAAGGACTGTGATTACCACGAAGCCCTCGAAAGAGCTGAGCTACTGGCTAAGAAGAAGCCCTTTGCTATCAGTCAGATTACCAGAGAAACCTATAAGCTGAGGACTAGAAATGCCAAGTAATTACCGAGAGACACATCAGCCATGTGAATCGTGTGGCTCCTCAGATGCGAAGACTTACTATGATGACGGAGGAGCTTTCTGTTTCTCCTGTAACACGCACTTCAAGTCAGAGGACAGCCCTCCAGTATTCGTGCCTCCATCACAGGAGGAAGGGATACCGAAGCAACCTTTCACTGACATTCAGAATATCCTCACCACTGGTGACTACTCTGGCATAGCAGAGAGGAACATCACAGTAGCAACAGCCAAGACCTTTGGTGTTATGTCAACGCCAGGGAAGGTTTACTTTGCGTATTACGGTGAGGACTCAGACATCACTCCAATAGCTGCGAAGGTCAGACACCCTGACAAGAAGTTCCACACAGCAGGAGACTTCCAGAAGACTCTGCTCTTTGGACAGCATCTCTTTGGAGCAGGGAGTTCTAAGTACATCACCATCACAGAAGGAGAGTTCGATGCTTGTGCTGTGTATCAGCTAACAGGCAGCAAGTGGCCTGTGGTGTCGATACGCTCAGGAGCTTCAGGTGCTTTAAGAGACTGTAAGAATAACTACGAATACCTTGATAGCTTTGACGGTATCATCATCTGCTTTGACAGTGACGAGCCAGGACAGAAAGCAGCAAAGGAAGTAGCTGAGCTGTTCGGAGGGAAGGCTAAGGTAGTCAAGCATCTCAAGGGTATGAAGGACGCTTGCGATTATCTCTCAGCGAACAAGAAACAGGAGTTCGAGACTGTCTGGTGGGGTGCAGAGAAGTACGTGCCTGATGGCATCATCAACGGAGCCTCTCTCTGGTCAGAGGTATCTAAGCCTCTCAAGGGAGCAGAGCTACAGTATCCCTACGAGGCGCTCAACGACCTTACCTACGGCATTAGGCTCAGTGAGCTAGTCACCATCACAGCAGGCAGTGGACTAGGTAAGTCACAGTTCCTACGTGAGATTACCTATCACATCATGAAGAACACAGAGGACAACATCGGTATGCTGATGCTTGAGGAATCTACTCGCAAGACGGTAGAGTCCATCATGTCTCTGTCAGCTAACAAGCCTCTGCATCTGCCTGACATCAAGGCTACTAAGCAGGAGAGGAAGGAAGCATTCGATGCTACGATGTCCAGTGGACGCTTCCACTTCTTTGACCACTGGGGTAGCTTGGGAGTTGATAACGTCATGGCTAGGATACGCCACATGGCTAAGGCTCTGGAGTGCAAGTACATAATCCTCGACCACATCACAATGATTGTCTCTAGCCAGGGACATGGTGATGAGCGTAAGGCTTTGGACGAGGTGATGACGAAGCTCAGAATGCTAGTGGAAGAGACAGGCTGTGCCGTGTTCGCTGTCAGTCATCTCAAGAGACCAGACAGCAAAGGTCACGAGGAAGGTGCAGTGGTCAGTCTGTCTCAGCTCAGAGGCTCAGGTGCTATAGCACAGCTCAGTGATATTGTGCTAGGACTAGAGAGGAATGCTCAGGCTGAGGATGTGTTCGAGCGTAACACTACCAAGCTCAGAGTTCTCAAGAATAGATTTAGTGGCTTGACAGGGCCGTGTTGTAATTTACACTACGACTCTGTGACAGGCAGGATGAGTGAAATAAAGGAGGTAGACAATGCTAAAACTATGGGGAAAACTTAAGTGCCTTATGGGGCTTCACGATAACATGAACCTGATGTACACACCGGAGGATGAGTTCATCTGTGCTAGGTGCGGTAAAGAAATTTGAGATGTAGTGCTTGTGACAAAATACTAACGGACTATGAAGCGACAAGGAGGTCTGCTGAGTCACTAGAATATTTAGATTTATGTAACGAATGCTACAGTTACATTGTAGATGACGTACCTGCTATCGACCGTGAAGACTTACGGGAGGCAGCAGATGAGGAGAAGATAAGGAATGACTGGGAGTCATAGCACACTGTACCTAGACATCGAGACTAACTTAGCTCACGATACTATCTGGTGCTGTGTCACACAACAAGACGATGACTCTACTGTCTTTACTGAGAGTCACGGACTACAAGAAGCTATCGACTTAGCTGATGAGGTAGTAGGCCACAACATCATAGGCTTCGATGCTCCTGTGCTAGAGAAAGTCTGGGACATCACGATACCTAGAGATAAGATTACAGACACACTGATACTGTCCAGGTTAGCTCATGCAGATGAGAGACAGCATAGCCTAGACTGCTGGGGTGCTAAGCTAAACTTTCCTAAGATAGACTTCCATGACTACGATGCTGGTCTCAGTGATGAGATGGTACGTTACTGTATCCAAGACGTAGCTCTTACAGCTAAGTTACACGAAAGACTGAAGCTATCTCTCAAGAAGTTCAGTCAGCAATCTATCGACTTAGAGCATGACGTAGCCTACATCCTCAAGCAGCAAGAAGTTAATGGCTTCAAGCTAGACGTAGACAAAGCCAACGACATCATCGTAACTGTGACGATGGAGATGAAGGACATCACAGAGAAGCTACGTAAGATATTCCCTCCTATCATCACACCAAGAGTGAGCGAGAAGACAGGGAAGAAACTCAAAGACCACATTGAAGAGTTCAACATAGGCTCTCGTCAGCAGATAGCTAAGAGGCTACAGAGCAAAGGCGTTAAGCTCAAGGCAAAGACTGAGAAGGGTCAGCTCATTATCAACGAGAAAGTCCTAGCCGAAGTCAACACACCAGAGAGCAACATGATAAACCGCTACCTGTTGCTACAGAAGAGGCAGTCTCAGGTAGAGTCTTGGATGAAGGTAGTCACCAGAGAAGGCAGAGTTCATGGCAGGGTCAGGACTAATGGTACAGTTACTGGGCGCATGACTCATAGCAGTCCTAACATGGCTCAGGTTCCTGCTGTCAATGTCCCCTTTGGTAGAGAGTGCAGAGAGTGCTGGACTGTAGACGAAGGTAACGTGCTGGTAGGTGCTGATGCTAGTGGGCTAGAGCTTAGGATGTTAGCTCACTACATGGACGATGATGAATATACTTACGAAGTTCTGTCTGGTGACATACACACAGCTAATCAGAAGGCAGCAGGGTTAGCTACGAGAGACCAGGCTAAGACGTTTATCTATGCCTTCCTCTACGGGGCAGGGCCAACCAAGATAGGACAGATAGTAGGAGGCTCACATCAGTTAGGCACTGAGCTGATTGAAGAGTTCTTAGAGAACACTCCAGCTTTGCGTAAGCTACGCCAGAGGATAGAGGCTAAGGCTGAGACTAAACTATTAGACGGGCTAGATGGCAGGAAGCTGACTGTAAGGTCTAAGCACTCTAGCCTCAACACTTTGCTACAGGGAGCAGGAGCTATCGTTATGAAAGAAGCTCTGGTTATCCTGGACAGGGCGTTACAGACACATAAGCTACCTTACAAGTTCGTTGCTAACGTACATGATGAGTGGCAGATAGAGGTTCCTGAGTGGGCAGGAGAGGCTGTAGGATACCAAGCAGTCTACGCTATCAGGGAAGCTGGAAAGACTTTAGGGCTAAACTGCCCTTTAGATGGCGAGTTCAAGATAGGCAGGACATGGGCAGACACCCATTGACAAAGCCTACCTATGGACTTACCATACATACTGTAGTACTACAAATGAGGAA